TAGCCTATATTAAGCAATACAAACCACGAATCATCGTATTATTTGGTGAATCTGCTTTACTTAGTGTTATAGGTCATAGATGGAAGGAAGGGGCAGAATCCATGGAAAAGTGGCGTGGTTTCTGTATCCCTGATCAAGAGTACAAAGCATGGTTGATCCCGGTCTTTGATCCCAACTTCCTGAATCCCAAAAAACCTGAAATTGAAACTATCTGGATTCAGGATTTATCACAGGTAAAAGAAAAGTTGAATGAAGAGTTCCCTAACCACGTTGACCCGGTTATTGATATTGTTGACGATTTTAGCATGTTTGATGATATCGTTCATGGTACTATTGCTTTTGATTATGAAACTACAGGATTGAAACCTCACGCTGAAGGGCATCGTATTATTTGTGTTTCAGTGGCTGATAGTGAAGATCATGTTTGGGTAGGTAGAATGCCGGAAAGCAGATCAGGAAAACAACCGTTCAAAAGGCTTCTACAATCCAATGCCATATTGAAGATGGCCCACAATATGAAATTTGAGGATACTTGGACAAATGTAGCTTTAAAGTTTCCTATAAATCATTGGTGGTGGGATAGTATGCAAGCTGCCCATGTGTTAGATAACAGGGAGGGGATAACAGGATTGAAATTTCAGACTTATGTGAATTTTGGGGTATCTGATTACAGCACTGAGGTCAGCCCCTACCTGAAAGCCAAAGATGATAAAAATGCAAATTCAATTAATCGGATTGAGGAGCTTTTGAAGTTTCCGGGAGGGGAACATAAATTGCTAACTTATTGCGGTCTGGATAGTATCTATGAATTCAGGCTGGCTATGAAACAACAATCTATTATGAATTATTTACCTTTTTAAATTATGAAAATAGGAACTAAATCAGTGTTATACGGAGCTCATTGCTTTTTTATCCATCCAATCTTTGTAATGGTAGCTTGGTGGAAGTTGTACGGTTTTCCAAATAATATTCAATATTGGATTGCATTTTTTGTACACGATCTTGGATATTGGGGAAAACCTAATATGGACGGCCCCGAAGGAGAAACACATGTTGAACTTGGAGCGAATATTATGGGTTGGTTATTTGATTTCCATATTGGAACGTTACGTGGAGAATTCTATAAATTAACTCACGGCCAAATATGGATGGCTTGTTATGAATGGGTATATGTAGAAAAATACTCATGGAAATGGGCTGAATTTTCAAAATACCATTCAAGATTTTATGCCAAAAAAGATAAAGCACAATATTCAAAACTTTGCGTGGCTGATAAATTAGCTATCTGTATTGAACCAATGTGGTTGTATTTATTTAGAGTTAATTTGACAGGGGAAGTGAATGAATACATGGCTAAAGCTGCCGACAAAGAAGGTAAAAATGCTTCAATGAAATTAACAACGGTAAATCAAAAAGAATGGTTTAAAAGCATGGGGGCTTATCTGCGTGAATGGGTTGAAACTCATAAAGATTTGAAACCAGATACGTGGACACCAGAGTACAAAGAATCTATTAATGATCAAGGGGTATGGAAATAAACCCAAAGACAAGTGAAGCTTATGACCTTATGCATCAAGGTATATTAGCACTGGCAAAGGCGGAAAGGCAGGGATTTCGGATTGATGTTGAATATTTGGAAAACAAAAAATCCCACCTAACACGCAAAATATCCCGGCTGGAAAGTCAATTTGAAAATAGTACTTTTTACAAGAAATGGCAGCGTCAGAGTACCACTAAAATCAACCCCGGGTCAGGGGATCAGCTTGGAAAGTATCTTTACACCACTTTGGGACTAAAGCCACAGAAACTAACAAAAACTGGTAAAGGTTCAACGGATGAAGAAGCCTTGGGACTTTTGAATTTACCGGAACTGAATGCCATATTAGAAGTAAAGAAACTGAAGAAAATCCGGGATACTTATTTGGATGGTTTTCTGAGGGAGCAAATCAATGGACAGATTCATCCTTTCTATAACCTGAATACAACGGTAACATACCGTTCATGTATTGCTAAAGGAACGAAAATATTGGCTGTTAGAGATTTTTACAGGTATCCGAATGGAGTTCCTATTGAAAAGATCAAGGAAGGGGATTTTGTTTATTGTTTTGATGATAATTTAAACCCTGCTATTCAAAAAGTACTTTGGTCTGGAAAAACCGGACATAAAGAAGTTATCAGGATTCATTATTCAGCGAAAGGTGGGGGAGGAAAAGGATTTTTGGACGTTACCCCTGAGCATCTTATACGCGTAATTAATGGGGAATACGTTGAAGCCCAGAATTTAGTTGGGGATTTTAGAAAGCCTGAAGAAAGTAAAAGACTTGGAAAAATAAGAACTTTGTCTTGTAAACGGGTTGATGTTAATTTAAATTTTACCGGTCATGTAAAAGGGGGTAAAGGTGTTCTTGAACATCGTTTGGTCTATTCCCAGTTAATTGGGGATTTAAAGCCTGCGGAAGTTGTTCATCATAAGGATGAGGATCATTTCAATCATACACCATCTAATTTAAGAAAAATGACTTTAAAACGTCATTCATATCTCCATTCTTTAAAAGTATCTGATGAAATAAAACAAAATAGGATTAAGACGTTGAAAGAAAATCGACATTTGATTACCTATACTTCAGGAGCTGAAAATCCTTTGAGTATGAACTTGACAAAATTTCAATGTTACCGATTATTGGCACAAAATTCAGGAAAGTTAAAAGGGATTAATTTTGATTTTGGTACAATTAAAAAGTATTTAGAAATAAATGGAATAGACCCTTTTAAAGTTCGATTGCGTTTTGATAAACATGGGGAATATATTTGGAAATCTAATTTAGAAAAAATATCTATTTTAGGTCGTTCTGAGGTTTCTAAATTATTAGGGCATAATCATTATCGTTTGTTAGAATTATATTCGATTTATGGGATTGATGAAAAGCGTAAATGGGGAAATCAATTTGGTGCATTTAAACCCGGAAATCACCAAATCACAAAGATTGAATGGGTAAACAAAAAGGTAGATGTTTATGATATTGAAGTAGAAAAATACCATAATTTCTTTGCTAATGAAATTTGTGTACACAATTCATCAAATAACCCGAATTTCCAAAACCTTCCTGCCCGAGATGAGGAGTCAATGAGGATGGTTAAAGATGCTATCTTTCCACGTTTAGGGCATCAATTGTTGGAAGTGGATTTCAAGGGTATAGAGGTTGCTGTGAATGCCTGTATAAATAAAGACCCGGTATTGATACATGACATCCTTCACGGAGATATGCACGGGGATATGGCTAAACAGATTTTCAAAGTACCTAATTTTGATAAAAATACACCAACTCATAATACCCTACGTTCAGCAGCAAAGAATGGGTTTGTATTTCCTGAGTTTTATGGGGATTATTTCAAAAGCTGTTCTGAAAACCTTGCTACACGCTGGGGAAAGCTCCCCCAAACTAAATGGTCAATGGGGCAGGGGATAGCTTTTGAGAAAACATTTTTATCAAACCATTTAATCAGCCAAGGAATAACATCATTTTCCTCCTTCACAAAGCATATTGAAAATATTGAAAATGAGTTCTGGCATGAACGTTTTATGGTGTATGGTAAATGGAAGGATACTTGGTTCAGGAAGTACCAAAAGAACGGATTCATTGACCTACCCACAGGCTTCCGGTGTAGTGGGGTTATGAACAAGAAACAGGTTTGTAACTACCCGGGGCAGAATGGGGGTTTTATGTGCCTGTTGTGGTCTTTGATTGAGGTGACTGATATTCTTGAACAAGAACAAAGGGATACCAAAGTGGTGGGGCAAATCCATGATAGTTTGATACTTGATGTACATCCTGATGAATTATCTCATATCCTTGAAGTAGTGAAATACGTTACCTGTACAGCCCTTCAAAAACACTTTGATTGGATAATTTTACCCATGGAAGTGGATGCTTCCATCTCAGGTATAGACCAATCTTGGGCAACCAAGGAAAAGTGTAAAATATAAAAATTTATTGTATAATATATAAAACAGATAAAATGACACTATACATCAAACATCGCCCCACCGATTTAATTGGGGTGAAAGGTAATGAGGATGTTGTGGAAGCTTTGAAAAACATGCTTCTAAATAAAGAATCCTGCCCCCACTCCTTCCTCCTTTCTGGGCCAACAGGCTGCGGCAAGACAACCCTTGCCCGCATTATTGCCGCTGAATTAGGTTGTTTTGGTTCAGATTATAAGGAAATTGATTCAGCTGATTTTAGGGGTATAGATACCATTCGTGAAATTGGTAAACAATGTATGTATAAGCCGTTGGAAAGCTCCTGCCGGGTATTTGTTATTGATGAGTGTCATAAGATGACTAATGATGCTCAAAATGCCTTTTTAAAGAGGTTGGAGGATACCCCCAAACACGTTTATTTTATCCTTTGTACAACTGACCCAAGTAAGTTGATTCCAACTATCCGGGGAAGGTGTTCTCAGTTCCAAGTTAAGCCTTTGTCTGAAAAAGTATTGTTAAGGCTTTTGAAACAGATCGTAACGGAGGAAAAAGAAACGCTGGAACAAGAGGTTTATGCCATCATTATTCAAGACAGTTTGGGACACCCACGCAACGCTCTGACTATATTAGATCAGGTTTTACAAGTTCCTGCCGTAAAACGATTGAAAATGGCTAAACAGGGGTTGCTAGAACAATCCCAAAGTATTGATCTTTGTAGAGCCTTGATGAAAAAGGGAACGGGTTGGAAAGAAATTGCCTCAATATTATCCGGTATAAAAGACCAAGACCCGGAAGGAATAAGAAGGCAAGTGATGGGATATGCTGTATCAGTACTCCTGAAAGCAGATGATCCAAAAGCTGGTCTGATATTAGAATCATTCATGGAACCTACTTACAACAGCGGGTTTCCTCAAATTGTTTTGGCTGCATACACAGTAATTAAATCATAATATCATGAAAAAAGAAACATTGGAACTTGGAATAAAGATTTTCAAGTTAAGTGAAAAACTAAAATGTAGAATTGATAAATTTCAATTCACCCGCAATTCAGTAGGCCCAATTTATGAATACCGATTTATTCCTGCTATTTATTTAAACCACCAGAAAATAGCAAATAAAGCTATCCAAATTCAATTAATTGGCGTGGTTAATTCCCTTGATGTACTTTTGGAAAATTTGTCTGATACCAGTTATGAAATTTCATTGAAAACTTTTGAAAACATTACGGAAGAACCTGAGGAAGTTGAAAACATTATCCCTGATCCTTTCAATGTAAAGAAAGTAAAAGAAGAAACCCCATTACCTGCTAAAAAAGATAAATGCCCACATGGACATGTATTTGGAAAAGATTGTGATGAATATAAAGAATGTGGTAAATGTCCTTTATGGGAAGACTGCAGCGATTAAAAAGATGAGATTTTAAAAAAGGTAAAAAATAAAAAACAATGAATTACGAAAAAGACATACAAATTAATGATCAGGCCTTGGATATAGAGTGGCTTGAACAACCGTCAAAAATGATGCGTTATACCCGGCATTCGACTGACATGAATAGAGCTTTAGATCAGGCAAAACAGGATTTGGATATTGCCAATGCAGAGGTTGATCACAAAATAAGAAAAAACCCTGATAAGTTTCTTGTGGAGGGAAAGATAACAGTCGACTCAGTAAAAGCTGCTATATTAGTTCATCCAGACTATCAGAAAGCATATACCAAATTTCTTGAAGCCAAGTATGAATATGATATGGCTCAGGGAGCTGTACGTGCTTTTGAACAAAGAAAATCAGCTCTTGAAAACTTGGTTAAATTATATCAATCCAACTATTTTGCTGGCCCTTCTATCCCCCGGGATTTGAAATGGGAAAGGGAGGAAAAGCAAAAAATGATGGATGATCGTATAGCAAAACGATTAACAAGGAAATAACCATCATTGTATTTAATGTTGTTTTTATTCGATTTAAAGCATTTATGTTGAAAGTGGTATAAGTATATCAATTGAAAAAGATAATGTTATTGGGTATAAATCAAGTAGTTATAAATCAATAAATTTTTACAATAAAATTACTTTTGTTTAATTAAATACTCATTATTATGGCAAAGAAAGAAAAGAAAAAAAGCATTTTTGCAGGTCAGGTTGTGGACAACGTAAGGGATAACAAACGCTCAAATGAACGTTCCTATGGATACCTGAAACTGCCCAAAGGAGTAAAAATTTGGAGCCCAGAAGTGGCTTCTGAAGTTGGAAAAGGTATCACTGCAACCTTTGATATCATCCCCTACAAAGTCGCTACTGCTAAACATCCTGACTTGAAAAAGGAAACCGGAAGAGCCGAAAAAGGTTCACTGTGGTACAAAAGACCTTTCAAAGTTCACCGCAATGTTGGCCCAGATAACGACACCGTGGTATGTCTTACCTCCTTTGGGGAAAAGTGTCCCATCTGCGAATATGCTACCAAACGCTGGAAAGAAGGAGCTGAAAAAGAGGAAACAAAAGACCTATGGGCAAAAGACCGGGAAATGTTCGCCATTGTTCCCAAGGGGGATAAAAAGCATGAAGAAGAGGTTCATGTGTTTGATATCAGTCACTACAACTTCCAAGAATCCTTAATGGAGGAAATTGATGAGCATGAAGAGTTTGAAATCTTTCCTGACTTGGAAGAAGGGCTGACCCTGAAAGTACGTTTTGCCGCTGCCTCTATGGGAGGTAAAAGCAAGCCGTATGCTAAAGCCAGTAGGATTGATTTTGTGGAACGGGATGAAGCTTATGATGAATCAATACTGGAAAGTGTACCAGATTTGGATTCACTTCTTGTCAAAATGTCTTACGATGAAATGAGTGCTAAATTCTTTGATGTAGCCACTGAAGAGGAGGAAGAAGAGGAAGAAGCCCCGAAAGGAAAGAAAGAGGAAAAACCAGCCTTGAATCGTCAAAAAAAGATAGCTGAACCTGATCCAGAACCTGAGGAGGAAGAAGAGGATGAAGAAACATTGGCAGATCAGATTGATGCTTGTAAAAGTCTTGGGGCACTTCTCACTATTGCTACCAATAACAAGGAGTTCAAAAAATCCCTGAAAAGTTTTGCTACAATTAAAAAGGTATCTGAATTGAAAGCTGCTATGATGGAAATCATTGAGCCTGAAGAGGAGGAAGAAGAAGAACCGGAAGAGGAAGAAGAAAGCTTGGTGGATCAAATCAATGCTGCCAAGAAGGTTTCTGAATTGATGGAGATTGCTGAAAATAATGAGCCGTTGAATGATAAAAAGACCTTGAAAAAATTAGGGGCTTTTGTTAAGGTATCAGGATTAAAAGCAGCCATGTTGGAATTGTTGGAACCTGAGGAGGAAGAAGAGGAAGAAGAGGATGAACCTGAACCCCCAAAGAAAACCCCTGCTAAAAAACCAGAAGCCCCGAAAACAACCGGAAAAGATAAATGCCCTTTCAAACATGGTTGGGGTATAGGAACTGAGGATCATAAAGAATGCGACAAATGTGATATTTGGGACAGCTGTATTGACGAAAAGGAAAGACTTGCAAAATTAAACAAAGGTAAAAAGTAAACATTTATGGCTGATCTTATCCTCAAAACAAGGAATAAGCCCGGGCTGAAAAATCAGAGTTTCATTGGGGCGAATATCCCCAATGAGCTCTATTTTAAAGTCCTGTTGTATATTACAGCAAATGGGACAACAAAAAATACTTTCATTAAAGAAGTTCTTCAATCAACTTTCAATTCTGAATCTACCGGGTTATCAACCAAAGTTTTAATGGATAAATTGATTTGCCGTATACACAATTCATATAAGAGTAAAAAGCAAATAAATCCTGAACTAACCAAGGAACGGTTTGTTGAACTTTTATCATTAGAATTGAACCTTAAAGGCTTTGAACAGGATTCAATCAAACTAATAATAGACAGATTTTATGGAAAGGAATAAACCACAAGCCCTAAGCACCCAAATGAAAAGAAACTCCACCAAAAGTAAAGAGGAAAAAGGAAAAGCTGAATATGAAGGTAATACTGAGGTGATGATAAGTTCCGGTTCAACCCTCTTGAATTTAGCTATAAGTGGAGGAAGGAAAAGGGGTGGGGGTTTTATTGGAGGTACTATGGTAGTGGCTTATGGCCCATCAGGAAGTGGTAAAACTGTGCTTGCCTGTGAGGTTGCGGGATATGTGCAAAGACAAGGGGGTGCTGTTAATTATAAAGACTCAGAAGCCAGATTGGATCGTAAATTCAGTGAACTGTTTGATCTGGATTATGATAAGATTAACTATGAAAAACCTAATACCATCCCAGAAGCTTTTCAACCATTATACAAATGGAAAGTCGACCCGAAAAAAATCAATGGTTATATTATTGACTCCTTGGCTGCTTTATCTACTGACATTGAAATGGATAATGATGATGGAGATAAGATGGGGATGCGAAGGGCTAAAGAATTTTCAGAACATTTACGCAAAGGTGCCCGAATAGTTACCAATAACAATATCCTTCTGTTTTGTACCAATCAAATCCGGGAAAAAGCCGATGCTCAAAAGTTTGAACGCAAGGATATCAACCCCGGGGGAAAAGCCATTGAATTTTATTCCAGCCTGATACTTCGTTTTTCAAATTACAAAAAAATTACAAAAATTGTTAAGGTATCCGGCAAAGAAGTTAAAAGGGTTGTGGGTATAGAGGTTGAAATTGAAGTGGTAAAAAGCTCTATATGGAAGCCCCACCATACTGCCCCTGTTATTATTTATTATGATTATGGAATTGATGATGTGAGGGCAAATCTTCAGTATATAAAGGATTTCAGCAACAGTTCTGTCTACACCATAGGAGGACAGCCATTGAATATTAGCCTTGATAAATCGGTACGGTTAATTGAAGTATCCGAAAGGGAGCAGGAATTGAGGGACGAAGTGATTGATTTGTGGGAAACGATTGAAAGTAAATTTGAGCAGCAAAGAAAACAAAAACAACGGTAAAAAATATTTTTAAAGTTTTTTTAAAAAAGCATAGAAGTTATCAAAACATTTCCTATCTTTGTAGTGTTGTTAAAGTTTACAACATTAAAACACTACAAATCATGGAACCAAAAATTCAAAAAGTAATTAATACCGTGGCTTTACAAGCTTCTTACCTTTACAAAACAAGGGAAAACTTATTGAGATTCAATAAAAGCCTGACCGAAAGCAGAACCTACCAGCACGAAAGATCAAAAATGATTGGCATGCTGGATATATTGGACGCCCTTGAAATTGACCGTACCGAATACAACTGGATATTCTAATGAAACATTTATTTTTTCTCATCTTCATAGCCTTGTTTATAAGCCCTGCTTTTTCAAGTGGGGCTTCTAACTATAACAAGCCATACTGGAAAGAAAAACATTCTTTCAGACCTGCCGCAAGTTTTGGGGAAAATACTACCAGAATTGGATTTGTGCTGCTTGCCGCAGCAGCTTCCGGGATAATAACCCATGATGATAAATTTAACACCACTTTAGCTTATATTAGTGGGGGATTTATTGTTGGGGGTGTAGTTATCCACTTAACACCTGAAAATACCAAGAAAAGGATCAAAACAGCTATTTTCGGTAACAGAAATCATTTTGGAATACGTTTTAAATTTTGATGATATGGAACGTTCCAAGCCCCAAAAAGGTTTATGGTGGGTAGGCTACAAGCAAGCCCATAACCTTCCTCAAATGCGATATGGCCCATGGGAAACAGCTGAGGAGATTTTGAAAGATCATTTTTTAAGGTTTTACCCCGGTGATTTTATTTATCTCAAATTAAAAAACACTATCACAATCATGTACCGCTTCCGGGATAACAACCGATGGCAAAAACTTTTTAATCCTATTACCTTATGATACGCACAATTAAACCAAAAACAACACTGTCTTTGATTGAACAAGTCAAGGAAAGTATAGAAACCCAAATGACACTAAACCCTCCAGTTATTCCAAACAAAACATTGTTAAAATGGGTAGAGGTTTATGCCAATAACTGCTTCGTAAAGATTGAGGAGGCTATGAGAAAAAGCCCTGAGTACAATAGCTGTGTTGATATTTATCATCAGAACTTTTCCCTGATTCTTTCCACAGTGAATCAATTTTTAGCCTTTCATAATTGCTCAACCTCGCATACTTGGATGGATCGTGGGATGCAGGATGATTTATCAAGTATTGATTTACAACTTATCCCAAAACCATTATCTATTTTTAACAGAAACAGAAAGAAATAACCAATGGAAAGAACCACGAAACATCGTACAAGTGTTATTACCGGATATGGTAAAAGCCCATCCAATATCTGGGAAATGGAATATGCCGCAGAACAAAGACATAAAACAACAAAAATACTGGCTATTGACCCGGCTTCCCATTGTGGATGGGCTGTAAGCAGGACTGTTTATGGGGTATGGAACCTGACTGCTAAAAGGGATGAAAGTGCTGGTATGCGATTAATCCGTATGCGATCTAAAATGATTGAATTGATAAAGGCTGAGGGAATAAACTTGGTAGTATTTGAAAGACCGGGAGGACAATTCAAAGGGGCTATCATTGTTCAGTCTGAATTACAAGGACAAATCAAAGTAGTTTGTGAAGACCTTGGAATCAACTACAGGGCATACTCTTCTATGGAAATGAAAAAACATGCCACCGGGAAAGGAAATGCCGGGAAACCTGCCATGATATCCGCTGCTAAATTGAGATTGGGGTATCCCGGAAATGACGACAATGAGGCAGATGCTTTGTGGCTTTTGGAACTTGCTAAATCAGAATATAAATAACAATGGATAGCCGTTACATTTGCAATCATTTACGCAAGCTTATCCGGGTTATGTATATAACTACAGGTAAAGGCTTTTATGCCCGGGAAATCCAGCCAAACCACTTTGAATTTGGTTGTGTTGAACCCCCTGTTAAGAATGTAGTTCATAGAAGTGTTGCTATTTATTTAATATGTGGAAATTATGAAAACAACTGAAATTAAAAATAAAGTCAAAATTTTAGTAGCTAAAGAAAAAGCCCTAAATGATTTGGAATCTTTACTGAAGTATATTTTGAAAAATACCCCGGAAATACCCCCACCAGCTTATGTTCAGAATATTGAAAAAAGAATACTTTCTTTACAAACCCAATTTGACGATTTGTTAAAATAAACATACCATGATCAAAAGTCTTGATATCAAAAATCTTCATAGTCACAAAGAAAGTCACCTTGAATTTAGGGAAGGAGTGAATGTGATTATAGGGGCTTCCGATGCCGGTAAATCAGCAATAATCCGGGCTTTCAATTGGGCTGCTGAAAACAGGCCTCTTGGAGACAGTATCCATTCCACATGGGGAGGGGAGACGGTTGTTAATATTGTTACAGATACTGCTGAAATTGAAAGGGCTAAATACAAAAGGGATCAATACACCTTATCTGGTATTGAAACCCCTTTTAAAGCTTTCGGCACCAAAGTACCTGAGGAAATACGCCAAGCCCTGAATCTTGATCCAATAAACACTCAATTCCAAGCTGACCCCCATTTCCTGTTTAGTAAAAGCCCGGGGGAGGCTGCCGTGTTCTTTAATCGGATAGCTAACTTGGAGATACTGGATAAAGCCAGAAACAACATCGAAAAAACCATTAATTCTATTGAGGCTGATATAAAGTACAATAAGAAACAATTGGATGTAAAAACACAGGAATTAAATGAATTTGAGTACTTGGAAAAGCTTGAGATTGAACTTGAGGTGATTGAGGGTTTAGAGGAGGAAAGAAACACCAATTCATCAAAAATCAGTAAGCTGGAAACCTCAATAAATACCTTACGTGAAATTGAAAGTAAACTGGAGTTATTGAAAGAAAAGATAACAGCTGAGGAAGAAGTTGATATTGTTTTACAATGGATAACTACTTTTGAGGGTAGGAAAAAGGAAATTGAAAGCTTTACCGATTTATTGTTTGAGATTAATGCTTGTGAATCCGATATCCGGTTAAAAAGCAAAATACTGTTGGCTGAAGCTTCGGTAAATAAAGTGATTGAATTGATAGAGGAAGAACAGAAAAACAAAACAATAATTGAGGAATTTGAAAAGTTTTTGTATAATATAAAAAACACTATCAAAAAACTCATTATGCTTGAAAAAGAACTTGCGGATATGGAAAAGACTTTTGAAAAAGAAATGCCAGAACGTTGCCCATTATGTGAAACCCTTTTAAAACCAAAATCATGAATCAAGATTTAAAAATTTTGTTTATTTTCATAGCTTTTATAATGGCTTTTGTTTTGTTAGTAGCGATTTTTGTATGGATCCTTAGTTTTTTACTTTCCTGAAAATGAAAAGGACTAAATTTCCAATAAACCCCAATATTTCAGAAGTAATGAAAAAAGGGGAAAGTACTTTGCAGGATACTGATATCATGCCGTTTGGGATATATCATGATAAACAAGTCATGATGGCTAATGTTCCCGCTTGGTATCTCCTAAAGCTTTTTGATTCTGGAAAGTGTTTTGGAGCTATTAAAAACTACATTGCTGATAATGAAACTATATTAAGAACTGAGAATCAAAAAGAAAATGATGCTTGGCGTAAAACCGTAAATGTTAATCGAAATGATTCGTAAATACCCCACTCCTGATCTTATCCTTTCCGCTGATTGGCATCTGCGTGAAGATACCCCAATATGTCATACCGGGGATTTTCAAAAAGAACAATGGGATGCCATGAGGTTTATTTCCAATTTGCAGAAGGAATACGGATGCCCTGTAATATGTAGTGGGGATTTATTCCATCACTGGAAGCCAAGCCCAGAACTATTATCAAAAGCCTCTATATACATGCCTAAAGAGGTTTATGCAGTATATGGAAACCATGATTTGCCTCAACATAATATGGATTTATCTGAAAAATCAGGATTCTATAATTTGGCAATAAATGGTAAAATATCAAGGTTGGATGAAGGTTCTGAAATTGAAGGTTGTTCATGGAATGAAACCCCTTTAAGGGATACCCAATTCAATAGGCTGGAAGTGGTAGTTTGGCATATTATGGTATATCAGGGCAAGTTACCTTGGCCGGGATGTACTGATCCAATGGCAGCTAAATTGTTAATGAAATACCCTGAATACAAGCTTATTGTTACAGGGGATAATCATAAAACGTTTGTGGAGGAGTATAAAGGAAGGTTGTTGGTGAACCCTGGTTCTTTAACCCGTCAAACCTCCGCTCAGGTAAATCATAAGCCTTGCGTGTTCCTTTATTATGCTGCAACTAATACCGTCAAGCCTGTATATTTGCCGATTGAGCAGGGAGTGATAAACCGGGAACATATGGAAAAGGCTGAAAACAAAGATGAACGCATTGCTTCTTTTATTTCCAAATTGAATACCGGGTGGAAAGCTGCCAGAAACTTTGAAGAAACATTGAAAGCCTTTAAACAGGAGAATGAAGTGAGTGATTCAGTGATGTCTATAATTTACAAAGCAATAGAATGAACTTTAATCCTTACCCAACCACTATTGAGATTTTAAGCCAGTTACTTATTGACTTAAATAGAAATCTGAATAAATCTATATCTTGTTATGAAAATGGCTTAATATCAAAAGAAACCCATGAACTTCATAAAGCTAACATCAATAAACATAAAACAAAATACCAAAACGATTTAAACAAATTACTTGAGCAATGAAAAAAGAAGAACCTGTTGCCGTTGTAGGGGCTAAACGAAAAGTGGGCAGACCCCGGAAAGTTATTGTTGTTGAACCAGCTCCTGAAAAGAAATTAGGATGGGGTGATAAAATTAGTGAGTTTTTAGCTTGCCCCCGCTTCACTTCTACCTTGTTTTATAAAATCAATCTTTATCTTAAAACTGCACCCCCGGAAGGTAAAGTATTTAATAAAGACTTGATGAAAACCTGTCAAACTTTTTCTATTGAAGAAATGAAAAAAGAATACCCTTTGATTTTGGAAAAGAAGTCTGCATTGCCTTCTGTTACACGCAAATGGATTAACTTTTTAATGAGTGAATCAATCCGAAAAGTTATTGAATACTATGAAAAAAACTAAAGCCGAAAAAGCCCTTTCAGGGGTAAAGAAAAAAATGAAAGTCATAAAGTATCTATTACAAGATAAAGTGATTTTTATTTACTCTACCACTGAAAAAAATGAAGAAGGGTTGGTTCAAATAAACATAACAGTATCTGAAAAACCAAAACTAAAAACAGTACAATGGATAAAAGAGGCTTAATGAAATTAAAGGGCGATATTGATACAGCAAAAACTCAAATATCCATGCTGAAAGGAAGCCAACAAACCTTGCTGTCCCAATTGGAAAAGACTTGGGGCTGCGGTGCGGTAAAAGAAGCTGATGAAAAGTTAGAACTAATGAAAAAGAAAAATGAAAGGCTTTCCGGTAAAATCACGGAAGGTTTGCAGGAAATTGAAGATAAATACATAAATAAATAAAACTAATATCATGAAAAAGTCAGAAGTTAAAAAACAGTTGATCAATCACGTTCATTCGATGAACAAGCAACTTACTTATGCGTATTTAGAAAGTTTATCAAATCAGTTATTAATCAATATGAGTCATCCAATGGATCGTCATGTATGGGCTAAAGAATTGACTGGTATTACTGTGGCTAAAACATGGTAAAATGAACTCAAAAGACCTCCGTTCATACTTTGATAAACAATCCGGAAAGAGGGATCAATTGACCGGGGATTGCGGCCAGCTTTCACGTAAAATAAAGCACTCAGGAAGGGAATTTAGACAGAACGAAAAAGCAAAGCTGATAGTGCAGGAAATTGGCTTGAAAATGCAAGAACAACTACAATATCACATCTCAGCCATAACCAGCCTTGCTTTAGAAGCCGTTTTTGATAATCCTTACCAGTTGGAATTGGATTTTGTTCAACGTCGCAATAAAACTGAGTGTGATCTATACTTTGCCCGGGGGGATATCAAAGTTGACCCCTTATCTGCCTCAGGGTTGGGGGCTGTTGATGTAGCCTCTTTTGCTTTACGTGTAGCAGCTTGGGATATGATGGAACCAAAGTCTGATAATGTTTTGATATTGGATGAGCCTTTCAAGCACTTAAAAGGGGAGGAAGCTAATATCAGAGTGTTGCAGATCGTAAAAGAAATCAGCAAACGGTTGAATCTTCAAATCATTATGGTGAGTGATGAGCGGATAAGCCGGGAGGATATTATTGAAAATGCTGATCGTACTTTTGAAGTCACTATTAAAAAAGGGGTATCCAAAATAAAACAATTATGAAAAAGCCTTATTTGGATGAAAATCAACGATGGATTTTAAATCAACACCGTACCGGACAACCCAATGTTATAGGTTCTAATATTGAATTTTGTTTAATGTTTTTGAAAACTATCCGATTAATAACTAAATTCTTTAAATCATGAAACGAAAGAAACTAAAACATAATCCATTGCAAAGTACCCTGTATTTTTATTTGCTTTGATGATTATTTGTATGGCTTTCATGTCCTGCCGGATACTGCAAAATCAAAACTATACGAAAAACACCAGTTGGAAATAATGGAAAGATTTGAATTGTTTGATTTGACGGCTGTGGATATAGGATATGCCTTTTGCCTCCAAAGAGAAAGAAAGCATTTGACCATCCGTCAAGTAGCCCTGGGCACAAAATTATCACAGGGAGCTATTTCCAAATTTGAATCCGGTGTACAGGATTTGTCAATTGGTAAAATGAGAACATTGGCTGATTTTTTGAACTTTAAAATCAAGCTGTGTATAATACATTAACCTTTTAAAACCTAAAAATATACCAAACCAATAGAAAGGGGGACAAGATTATGAAAAAGTAAAATGCTATTGAGATTGGATCGTTTAATACCCTAAGCAAAAAAAGAAACCCGGAGGAGCTTGTTGAAGCCTTCCGGGTTTCTTTTTTAACAACAATAACTAAACATCGAATCACTTAAACAAAAAGTAACCCAAAACTAAACCACCCCCAAATTCTATATATTTCCACCCCCACCACGGAGGCTTATCCACAAATGAAAGGCTGTTTGCTGACGTTATACTGGCGTTTGGATTGCCTTTGGACTTATCTACAGGATCAGTCAAGTAAACACTAACAATCGTGGCTTTTTTTGATCTTGTTGTTATGAAATCTATACCTGTTTGATAACCATAAGTAAATTGCATTTCATTACCGGATATCTTTGGGTGAAGTGTTAAAAATCGGTCACTCCAATCCCCCACTTTAAAAGTTTCTTTTGACCCGGCATAAATGGTATCATGAAGGGTTATTGTACCAGAGCCGAAAGCGTCAATTTTAGCTTGTAAAGCATCCACAGTTTTTTTCCATTCAATATTCCTTTGCTTCAATTGATTGACGTTCCACCCGGCTTCTTCCAATGAATTTTTTAAATATGCGGAAGTTAAAGTGATGGAAGCCAACTGAACATTTACCGCTGATAGTTGAAAAGTTAAATCCCCGTTACGTGATCGAAACACTGAAACAGTATCCTGTAAAACAGACAGTTTGATGTCTTTTAATGTACTTTCTTTTTTTAATGTACGAAAGGACACGGATAACCAAATGATTCCAACCGATAAGATCAAAACCAGTAATAATACCCACCAATACTTTATGATTAAAGTTTTCATTTTATATAGTCTGAAATTATGTAAATTGATTTTTTACTTCTTATTTTACGGTACACCCCATCACCCTCCCGGCTTCCTGCTTCATTAGTATTTCCTTCAATGGTAGTATAATTGAACCGGGTTTCCCCTGTGATTAATCCCACGTGGGCCACCCTGTGTTTTGATTCAAAATACAAACCAAATACCTGCCCAGGCTTGCTTACAAATGGTTCAGGGGTTTTCTGATTTTGTCTGAATACTACATTTCTGTTAAACCAGTCAGGACAATAAGCTGAAAGGGGTGTTGTAACGTTTGCATGTACATGAACCCAAGCCACAAAAGCCGCACACCATGCATACCCTTTATTCAACCCGGTGACATGGAGATATTGTTCCACTGCATCCCCGTCATTGTTTCCACTTCGTTCCCGGATGCCTACTTGTGAGGAGGCTATTCTCATAACCTCCTGACGTTTTAATACAGTGCTGCCAGCAATACAGTTCCCCCACCAAAGAAGGCAAACCAAAATAATCCAACTTTTATCTTTTCCCATTCTGTTAAATTTTCAATTCCATCAGGTTTATCAGGATCAAGTAAATCAAAAAAGAAACGATTGGTTTCTTTTAACCAAAAGAACGTCACTGCAGAAATAACGGACATTGCCATCAAGCCAAACGCTATTTTCTGGAAGTACCCCACTGGATAGGTTTCTGTTCCTATTAATCGACTCATTAACCAAAACAGGAACCAAGCCCCGGCAGCCAATATCCCTATGAAAAATTCAGGTTTGTTTTTAACCCACAAAAAAGGAACAGTCAGAAATTTTATCAAACTAACTAATAAAGCTTTGATTTTGATTAAATACTTTTTCATTGTTTTTAATTTTTAGAAATGATTTGTAATATTTGTTGTATTCCATTACGAATTTCAAGGATACATTGTTCATGTTCTTTTTGTAACACTTCAATATTTTCCTTCAATTCAGCATCTTTCGTGTCGACATGAGTGGTTAAATCTTTAATGGCTTTTTCTGTTTCTGCTTTTGTTTTTAAGGATAAATTTTTTGATTTGTTGGAAATGTATCCTGCCGACAATGCTGTTAAGAAAACTAAAAATTCTATGACCAACCTCATATTTTCTGTTAATATAACGACTAATTTCATAAAGTAGAGTTAAGGGGATGGACAATAACAGGCATAATTTATGTGAGAAATAATCTTTGTCCATCCATAATCCTACAACCAGCCAAGCCCCGGTAGATATCAGGAAAAACAAAAAAGTGTAAGCTGCTAAAATATTTAACCATCTATTGGTGGAATATATTCTGAATGTGAGGGCTGTTATAATTATCGCAAGGTGTCCTGATAAGGCATACATGATATCTAATTTTTCCCCAGTCAATTGCCGAAATACGGAAAAAATAATGTAGTATATCAAAAACATTCCTAAAGCAATTGCAGCCCCCACATTGAAAAGTTTCTGGTTCATTTTATGGAATTGGTTTTCCATCTGGGGAAGTAGGGGTCACTGGTTCCGGGTCTTCTGGTGGATGTCCGGGTTCATCATTTTTCTGTACTGTTTTTAATTTCAGCATGATCTTTGTTTTTTAAAGTTTGTACTAATAACAAAACTATTTTGTGATATGCATAAATAACAATAAAAAAGCTCCTCCGATAGCACTCATTAAAAGGATGGTGGTGGTTATGTAACGATTTTGGTTTATTTCGATTTTCCGCACCCGGGGTTCCACGTCTGTTTCCACCAATGTTTTTAATGCGGTAAAATCTTTCACCCCCACTTTTGTATGCTCCAAGTTTGCCATATTGGTAGTCATGCCTGTCCCTAATTCACGAACACTTTTATCCAATATCTCCATCAAAGTATTTAACCGGATTAACAAGTCATGATCATCCTGATTCTTTTCATGTAATACCTTTACCGATACACTGGCAGCTTGGGCAACCACTTCCGCAGCTTTCGCAGCAGCATCAGATATTAATGTAACAGCATCTTTTGCCGCTTCTTTAATATCATCTTTATGTTGACGGTACTGTTCCAACTCTTCCTCTTTTCTTAATACTACTTCTGATTTTGGTGGCATACAATATTATTTTTAAGTTAAACATTCAACCAATCTCCATTTGGCGGGCAACACCCTGCCATTATTAATTTAGTTCAGTTCTTCAATCAAATCAAATCTGTATTGTAATTTGATTAGTATATGCGACCATTCCGCCTCCTGCAAATCCGAAACTAGTCCCAGTTTTCGGAAGCCATTTTATCCGATATTCTCCAGATTCATCGACAAACTCTATTTTGCAATTGTCAACGAACGGAACAGATTGACTATAAAATAATTTGACCCCCCCCGCAAAATTCATGTAAGTCGCCTGAATAGTTCCTGATATGAGTGTCTCCAGCGTACGATTCCATTGCGTGAAAAATAAATTAATTGTTCGACCCGGGGACAATTTTGATAACCCTGAAAGAATCAACGATGATGAAGTTCCTGTATTCCATACATTTACTTGTGTTGTTAGATTATCAACTACTGATCCGGAAGAACATGCTGTCACTCTTCCTTTTGCATCAACTGTAATTGAAGCAAGTGTAACCGATTTTGCGGTTCCAACATTGTCAAGCCCGTGCGTGTGATTTGTTCCGTTGTCGCTGTTAGT